ATTGAGAATATTTAATAGACTTTTTGCTATCAATGATTATTTCTCTATGTTTTTTTAGAGCTTTAAATAATTCGCTCTTTGTTTCAAATGTTCTATTAGGAAACTCTATTGATTTAATAATGTCCATAACTTTACTTTTTTACTATTTGTTTTTCTTTAATAGACTTTTTAGATTTTATTTCTAAAGCCTCTTTTTTAGTCAGTTGTTTTGTCTTCATTTGTTGTATCTTTTTGGTTAGGCTTTCCAAGCATTTCTTCCCCTCCATCTATTTCTTCAAGACCTACTAAGTTTCTACTCTCATTTAGGCTTATTGATTCCATTACTCTTGCAGCTACATTATTAGGCAAGTTATTTAATTTGTTTGCTACTTCATTAGTAGTAAGTTTTAATACTTCGATTCTTGTAGTATCAACAACAATAAACTCTTCAACTCCTAATATTTCAGATAACCATTCAGAAAGCTTTTCATTTATTTTTTTATCTAAAGGAATATAAGCATCTGTATAAGCATCTTTTTTACTTTCTAAAACATTGTTATAAGTTGAGTTTTCAACATCATTAAACAATACAGACGGCATCTTATAAGCTGAACTTATCATTCTTAAATTATCAATGTTGCCCTCCAAAAGTTTTAAGTCTGCTGGAGACATTCCAAGTTGTAAATAGTTCAAGTCTCCAGTAGATACTCTAACCCCGTTAACTCTATCAGCTCCTCCAACTTCTTCATTAAATGAAGTTTGTAACTCATCTCTTTCTTTAGGTAATAAAGGAACATCTGACTTGTTAGTCAATATTCCCGCATAACCTTTATTTTTCCAAATAGAAGCTCTTGCTCTAAATAAATCATTTGATGATTCCACAACAGTCCATAAAGACTTTAATGGAGACAAACCCCAATATTGAAGCTCCCTATCAATTTGTAGATTGTTTGATAATCTAATATGTAGTATATCTTCAACTTCATATTTGACTTGATTACCTAAATTATTAGTGTACTTATATCCAGAAACTTCTCCAATTGAATTAATTAAAATGACAACTCTTGAAGAATCTAAAACTGTAAATTCATTGCCTCCTCCAATTCCTTGAATATTTAAAATAAAACCATTACCAGAAGTTAATAAATATTCGTTCAATGTTTGTCTAAATTCTATTTCAGTTTGATAAGAGTTAGGTTGTTTTATAGCCTCTTCAATTTGTGAATTTTCAATTATTTCTCCATTTGAATCAATGTAATTTCTTGGAAGTGTTGAAGTGTTTTGAGCTATTTTATTAATAACCATGTACACAATACCGTTTTGGCTATATGTATCAATGTATCTTTTTGTATTACCGTAATCTTTATTTCTGTAATGTACATAGTGATAAAAATCGGACAAAACTCTTGATGACCAATTGTCTCTTTGAACGTGAGAAGAACCAGGTCTATTTTTGGTTATACTAAACTTAAACTCCATACTCTTTAATAAATATTTAATGAATACCTTGCAGCATCTATTAAATGATTGTCTTTGTCGATAGGTACAACTTTACGCTCTCCTAACATATTAACTTTGAAAATATAAAAATAGTGATTTAATTCGTATTTCAAATTATTACTTTCTTTATGTACAAAAATATTCATACTTTTCATCTTTTGCAAACCTCCCTCAATACTTCCTGCTCCTTTCTTACATGGTATTACATAAACCCCAAGCTTTTTAATCTCTTTTATATTACTCTTTGCTGCACTATCCGCAACAACATAGACTTCTCCTTGCCTCTCTGGTGTTATTGCTTCATTGATAACTTCAACAAGTTCTTGGTTTGTCATATCTGACTTATAAAGATGTTCTTTTATGTATGCGTTGTTACCATAAACATTAACTTCAACTAAAGCATTTGGATCAACTTGCCCAAAATCTAACCCCATAAGAGTATAGTCTGGAGTAAGTTCAGGTAATTCTGTGTACTCTTCCCAATGTTGCAAAACAAGATTATCAATACTATTTTTCCAACCTCCTAATATTGTGTATTTGTAGTAAGAATGTTGCCTTAATTCAAATTGACTATAAACTAAAGAAATATCTTTTTCGACTTTCTCATAAATTATACGAGCATTTTCATACTCTTCGTAAATATTTGTAGGAATGAATTGTTTTGGAACGTCTCTATAATTTGTATAAACATAAAGAACACCGTCTTTTATACCGTTGAAATTACCCTCAACATTTCGTTCTTCAAAGTATTTTCTGTATAAGAAATGACTAACATCTGGAGCGTTAAAACTAAAACAGTTAACGGCTCAATATCTACCGACCTTATTGAAAGCCTTATCTTGTCCAACTCGGCTTCACTCTTTAACTCCTCAGCCTCTTCTATGAATAAACAAGATAAATCTTTTAATGATTTTAAATTAGCCGTATTACTTCCAGAGCTTGCTTGAATACCTTTGAATATTGCTTTACTCCTATTATGTTTGCTTATTATTAAATCCTTATTAACGTGGTAATTGCTATCATAATTCAATAGCTCTAATTTTTCTTTAAACTCTTCAACAATAGAATCTCTTGCTGAGGTCATTGTTTGCCTTGCAAATAGTATTCTATGGTTATTCTCAAACATTCCTATTGCAGCAGCAATTGAAGTAGTGTATGATTTAGAGCTGAAACGACCACCATTAACAATAATAGTGTGAACACCTTTAAGCTCTCCCTTGAAAGCTTTAAAAACTGGCTTATATCTATCTGATATTCTTAAATTTTCCAATTTTTTATATTATTGGTTTTGAGTTAGTTAGTCTACTTCTTACAGTATGAAAACAAAACATTTTATTCTTTGTCTTTATACATATCTTCAAAGACTATTTTTGGGGGCGTTTTATCTGTTATATTGAGTTGGTTATCCTTTTCATAAAAACCAATGTGTTTATTTATTTGGTCTATTGTCCAATTCTTACCTTGAAGCTTTAATTCTATTTGACCTTTAACAACCTTTACGCTTTCAATACAAGTCAATTGTTCATCTGTTAAGTCTTTGAAATCTTTAAAGACTACTACTTGAGTATCAACTTCTCCGTGTTCAGTTGGAACTTTTATTGTTTTAAGTTCGATATAATCATCAATACGAGCGTTCCTAAACGTGTCTAACTGCCTTAAAATGTCTTCTGCCTTAACTTGTACCTTTTTAGAACGTAAAGCCTTTAAATCGCTTATTCTATCGCTTATGTTGAGTTTTGCTAAGTTTTGACAGCCTATATCTTTTGCCGTATGTTCACTATATCCAGCCCTTATTGCTGCTTGTGTTGCATTAAGGTCAATCATATATTCTTGGCAGAAAGATTCTTGTTTAGCTGTTAACTTGTTTAATTTTTTCATACCACGAATTTAAGAAAAGTTTTTTATTTTTTAATTTATCATCAATACTAAGGGTAAGAACATCAAACCCTCCTCTATCTTTTAATTGGCTTGAAATATCTTTTAACATTTCTTTTAACTTATCGTTTTCTTTTTGAATGTCTTTTAATTTTTCAACTTGCTGTTGTAGGTATTTTTGCTTTAACTTTGGTTGTGGGTATCTCTCATTACTATACTTAAATATTAATACGCCTATTTTTTTTCTTTTTTTTCTACTCTTAATCTTTACACTCATAATTCAGTTTTACAAATTTGTAATGTTACTTATACGGTTGTTATATACAAGCACTTAGTTTAGTGCTATCAATTCACTTTGGGTATCATAGAAAAATTTATAATTGTCCATTTTCCTGCTCAATCTACTGTTTCCGTAAACATTACCATCTTCAATACACTTTTTAATATCTTCCATTTTAGCATAACCAAAGTCGTGAGAAGAACCACCAAGTATAAATGCTTCCTTATCATCATTATACCTAAACCATCCACCGCCTTTTACTTGTTCTTTGTCAGTTGCGAGTTGTTTATGAAAAGTGCATTTAGCCATTATCAAGTTTTCGCCTTCAATTATAAATTTAGAATGTACCATTTTATCAAATTTTAGTTGTTAAAGTCGTGCCAGTATATAACACAACCTATAAATCATTTCGTTCCTCAACGCTTCATAGCCGTAGCCGTTATTCTTTATTAAGTGCTTCTATTAAGTCTTTTTGGTTTTTATACTTAACATATTCTTTTCCAACAATCCAAAATTCATTCTGCTGTGTACCACATTCAAAATCGTTTATTTTAGGTGTGTAAATAGAGTGTCTTATTTTAGTTCCTTTTAATTTCGTATTGGTAATTTCATATTCATATTCACGAGTTGCGTAAGTTTCAAAACTCATACCTCCTAAATAATTTCTTGTCATTTCTAATTTTGATAAATCCATATTTTCAATTGTTACAAATTTATAATGTTACTTATACGGTTGTTGTGGTGCATTAAAACGACATCACAACAATGTATAACATTAATAATTAAAACTAATCCGTCTTATATATTAAGTCATAGTTCTTGTCATATATCTTCTCTAATTCCGCTTTGTGGCTTTTCTCTAATAAATCATAGGTATCTTTAAACATAAGGCTATTAAACCTTAAGTCTTTTAAGTACCGTTCACAGTATAAGCCATCTTTGTGTTGCTCACATCTTTCGGCAGAACAACATCCATCTTCGCCACAACCGCCACAAATCTTACAATATATATCTTTCATCCGTTTTAATTTTTAATGTTATACTTTACGTTATGCTTCATTTAAAGCATTATAATATAATTCTTCTAATTCATCAAAAAAAGAATCACCTTTAACTGTTCTCATTGACTTATTGTATTGGTTTACATAAACAACAAAACCATCATCAATTCTTTCATAAGTATCTGTAACATCTCTACCTTTTTCTATATTAGTCCAAGTAATATATGTTCTTGGTTTTGTTACTGTGAATACCTTTAAATTTTCTACTTGTTCTATAAATTTCATATCTATTAAATTAACGAAGCATAACACGGTATATAAATAATAAAATTACTTATTCCCGTATTTCCTTTTACGTCTACCCTCTTTCACAACTTTGTTAGCGTGATAAGTGCATAGCCATTTATCAGGATGATATTGTTGGTTTTTACTTGTTGCATCTCTGGTGCAGTTTTTATGTTCACATTTCATAAGTCGTAATTTTACTATCCATATACCAATTCATTATGCTTCATTAGATGGCAATATAACTCGGGATTTTCAACCATTGACTCCCTATATTTTTTCCTAACCGAACTTGATCTTTATTTTTATAGCAATTATGTGTTTTATCCCAATGTATTAACTGTAAAACACCACCTTGTAATTCATTTCTTGTTAAATATTCTTTACCGTCTTTTGGTAAATCTTCTTTTTTAATTTCTATCCAACTCATATTTTTTTAAATTATTATTAATTACTTATTATGCTTTGCGTTACAATTCAAAGCTATATAAATGTATTCTCTATTGCTCTTTTGAATTACATTAATTAAACTATCTTGGATTGAACTAATTTCTTTTAATTTATCGTTTTCTTTTTGAATGTCTTTTAATTTTTTAACTAAATAATCATAAACATCAGCAGCGGCTTCATCTGTTACTTTTGTCTTGGTATAACCTATAATTTGAGCTAATCTTCTATAAATTATGTTCTCAATATCTTGTTTTAATCCTTCCATCTTTGTATTTATTTATTCGTTACAAATCTTATTCTTAATTATAAAATAACCTAAATATTTTACTATAATTATTGATTTTATTATGTTGCTCTTTTATATTTTTTTCATAATTTTTTATAGTATCCTCAATGTTATTTCTGTAATAGTGGTTTGGATTTACAACTAATAACTTTTTAGCTTGTTCCATCATTCCTTTTGTGTTTTTTAAATGGTCAACACTTCCCATATAGGCTCTAAATTCATTGTAAAAATCAAATTTTCTCATTATTGAATGAAAAGTAATAACAATATAATCGTGCTGATTTGGTGTATACCAGTATTTAGAATCTTTATGAATGTAATATAATCCACAATCACTAACTACACCTTTTCTATATTTTATTTTCATATTATTCTTACTTACTATGTTTTGCGTTACAATTCAAAGCTATATCAATGTATTCTCTGTTACTCTTTTGAATTACATTAATTAAACTATCTTGGATCAAATTAATTTCTTTTAAGTCTTTTTTTTCTTCTTTCAAGTCTTGCTCTCTATGTTTTAAAGTAACAATGCAAGAAATTAAAAAAGCTAATAATAAAAATGTTAATGTTTTCATAGTTTTAATCTTCAATCATTTCTTCTATTCCATTTATTTGGATAGCAGTTAAATCTTCAGGCAAATCTTCAATCTTTACTTTGTGTATTTTAATATCAACAGATTCTAAAAGAAGATCATTAAATTCTTTCATTTGTTTTTTTCTGTTATCTATTACAATCTTGTTTTGTTCATGGAGCTTTTTAAATTCAGTTTCAAACTTTATAGAATCAATTATTTTATAATTGCCGTTTAATATTATTGGATTGTTTTCTTTGTCTTTTTCGCTGTATTCCTCACATAAAGACCTCCTTTTACTTTCGTATTCAATAAAATCATCCGAGGGCTTTTCTGCTTCTTTTAGTGCTTCAATTTCTGTAATTAGTGCTTTATGATTTTTACTTACAGCATAAGCGAATTTTACACCTTTTAATTTTGACACATCTCTTAAAGACCTTTCAAAGTCTAATAATTGTTTTTTGTTCATTTCTTTATTGATTTTTTAAGTAAGTGGTTAATTTCTTTATTTACGCTTCTATCATTTTCTTTTGATAACTTTTTTATCTTTTCAAATAACTCGTTTGGTATTTCTATTAGTTTCTTTTTCATGGTTTGTTTATTTATTTAATACCCTACAAATATAAGCATATATTTAACATACAAATAAAATACAACTTTTATTTTTCTAATTGCTTTATTATAAATAAAAAATATTCATTTCCTTTTGAAACTATTTCTTT